TGCAGATACGACCTGAGGTTCATTATCTATAACCACTATTTGTCGTACATTATCTTCTTCAACGTACAAGGAAAGCATTGCCAGATACACCTTTGCTATGTTTTCAATGGTTGAATCACGTTCTCTAGCTAGTCGTCCTATTTCTGATGACGTATAAGCGGCTAACGCTGCTGCTTCAGTAGCACTTGTCCTTGAGCTCTCACCCCGTGTGAACGGTGCTAAGATAGAGCCTTTGTCCTTGTCTCGTTGCACCTGTTGCACATAGAACTCAAGTTCTGGTGGAGTTGGATTCTGAGGTACGGCAGTCATAACACCACCTAGATTCTCTTCATCTATTTCCACAAACAAGCCGTCAATGCCACTACAAATCTGTGCCATTTGTTCTTCATCTAAAACACCTTTCTTTACTAGGTATTGTCTCGATGCTTTTCGGACAGCGTTAGCCTGATACGTTCGAACCATGTTGGTTTCATAAATCTGATCATAAATACGTCGCATTGCTGAATAACCATCAAGTGGCTTATCAGGTAGACGATTGAAGTATAAAGGTACAATAGGAGAAATCGGATCATCATTGGTATCTCTAAAAGGAATCTCTTCTGTAAGCAACATCTTAGATCCTTCTGACCAGTTAGGCGACCAGAAATGTAAAAGTTTTGTATGGAGATCATAAATCTCTACAACTTCGATGTATTTGTAATAGTCAAAGTTTTGATCACTTATCTCACCTTCTTTTGTGTAGTTCTCTGAGTTGTATTTGTCAAAGTAATCTTCTTTCTTCATAGGGTGGTATTTCTTATCACCAAACTTAGAACGAGCATCGATAAGTGTCATGTAGTATTTATGACCAACATAACGCTGATCTTCATAACGACGTGCTTCTCTATCTAAAATCACTTCCCAAGGTGGTATTGCAACAGTATCGATTCTTTTCATTATGTCTTCTCTACCTGTTGGCATCATCTTGATAAATGACATAGGGTAAATAAGTGCCATACGAGAAGCGTTTTCTATCTGTTGACGTTGATAAGCTAAGAAGTCGTTAGCAATGTGTTGTGCTATTGCGACGTTTCCTCTACCACGGATTCCATTCTTAACAATAACGCCTGGGTTTCTAGCAAAGAGTGATGCAATGTATGATTCAATGTAGCCATAAGCGTCTGCTGTCTGGACATAAGTTTGCATTTGACCTTGTGTTGATCTGTCCCAGAAACGTGTTTCATAGGCTTGTTTGTATTTATACAGATCCGATCTGCAATCATCCCAATAATCTTCATGTATTTTACAAATCTGTTGAATAATGTTAGGCGTCATTTTGTATTTCATTTCTTCCATCCTCTAATGTGTTTGTGATACCCACCACTCTTACGTATCCTTTGAGCACGTCTAGATTTAATCATGTCATCTAACAATGTCTTACGTATGGAGTATCCTGAAGGCGTTGGTTTTAGTTTGGCACCCCAGCAGGCAAGAGCTGTGGCCATGACCATGTCATCGTGTCCGGCACTGGCTGGTGCACCTTTTGTGATTTGTATTGTTTGCATCTCTTTCCAAAGCGTTTTGTCTACAGCATCAATAATGCCTTCGCAAATAAGATCGCGTAGGTAGTCATAAATAGCTATTTTATTTTCCTTTCTTGTTCTCCAATCACGACCTTTTGCGTCTTTGTAAAGATTTTTTACCTTCCATTCTTTCATTCGGTACAACACAGTTTCACCTGGGCCGTTCTGTTCTATGATTGTATAAGGCTCATTAAAATCCCAATACAACTCGTAGATCTTTTCAGCAAACTCATGTGGTAAGATTTGATTACTACGATAATGATAAACTGGTAAGTGAGTGGTACAGCTCACCACAGTGATAACACTGTAATCCCCACCTCTACCCGCTGCGACATCCACCCCCATAGCGTATCTATCGCCTTGGATCATTTCACAATACCAGCGTTCTTTTTGTCCCCCTAGATCTAATACTTCTAAAGTATCTAAAATGTCTAACGGAAAGAACTCATTACTCGATGCAAAGAAAGCTTCATCAACTGTTGCTGGAAACTCTCTTCTAAACTTTTCTAAACCCATTGTACGAATCATTGTTCTGCGCCAATAGAGCTGCCCTAGTGTGAGATCAAAATCTTCTTTTAGTTGTATCTCTTCTTCAGTAGGATTCGGAACCTGTGGTTGATGGAACTGGCTCTTCTTCGTGTACTGCTTGTGCTCATACCAAGGAAACCAACAAAGATGCCAACCATTATCACCATGACCTTCAATCAAGTCGTGGTATTTGTCTCCTGGAGAGTTGGGTGTTGTTTCGATAACGATCTGTCCTTCTCCAACCGAGGCCATAACGTTGGCAAGCAAATCATCTTGATCATCAAAGAAAGCAAACTCAGAGATGTGTGTATCTGAAAAAGTAAATGATCGGGTGGCCCCTGCTTTTCCTCCAGCGGTGAAAGCTCGTAGTTCTGCATTTGTGTCTCCAAACTGTAAAGTTCTCGAGGATGACTTAGAAAGCTTCCTCTGTAAAGGCTTAGGTAAACTAAGGTAGAATGATTTATCCATGTTATGTAGATGATCTGCGCTATCTCTAGTATAACTAATGATAGCATGCCTTGTAGGTTCTGAAGACATGTAAGATTTCCACAAGAAATAAGCTCTGAGTAGTGTTGAGATACCAAGTTGTCGAGCTTTAAGAACCACAATCTTGTTGTGTGTCATTAACGCTTCTAACAACTCTTCTTGTTGAGGACGTAGCACAAATGGTTCTAAGGCACCTGATTCTTTATTGAATACTTTCAGGAACTTAAAAAAGTTGCGTGGATCCTCAAATGCTTTGAGAACTGCACTATTTACCTTTGTTATACGACTCAACCTCTACCTCTAGCACGCTTATTTGCTCTGATTAATGTAAGAGCATCATACAAATCTCTCTCAAAACGGGCGTTTTTCATACGCAACATGTCAAAGAGTTGAAGTAGCTCTGAAGTAGACAACTCTTTTATCTGTTCATCTATGGACGACATTAGTCATCACCATTAACAACACGCAAGATTTCATCAAAATCTGAATCTGTTGTGCCAAACTCCACACGAAACTTATGCAATACTTGTAATAGTTCCATCCAAGTTCTAGGTGATGCCTTCCAATCTGTCTCTTCATTATGCTTGACTGCCAAGAGCATGATTGATTTAACAACTTCTTCAAAGTCGCCTTTATCAACTGCTTGCTTCAACCGCGTCTTGTAGTTTCTACTACGGGCTGCATGTTCTGCTTTCTTTTTTAGTTTATCATCTATTTTCTTCATCGTCTTTCCTCCAAGGTGATAGGCCATCCCTGTCAATAATAGCCCGAAGTTTTTCCATTGCTCTCTTCTCTCGCTTCCAAAGATAAGATAAGTTGTATCCTAACTCAACAGCTATTTCACGCCATTTTAGTGCCTCAACATAGTGCAAATGCAAGATCTTCCGATCCAGCTCTGAGAGGTTCTTAAGTAAAGGGCCTAGTATTTCTGTATTCAACTCTTTCTTTGGTTCTTCTCGTTCAACGTCGTGTTCGTCGTAATGACATCCTTGTTGCTCTCTTATCCAATCTATTACTGCGGGAGATTTAACGATGTGTCGTCTATAAAACTTCACATCATCATCATTCTCACATGCAAACCACCATGCGGCACTATTCATTTAACTTCTCCTTAAACCAGTCGTTGACGAATTGACGTAGTCAATTCTTCATCATTTTAACTGTACAAGGATAAGTATCTATGTTAATCGCTTTTTTCTGGCGTCTCTACCACTTTTTTCTTACGGGCCCTTCTTTTTTTCGGTTTGGGTTTCGCTTTGGCTTCTTCTTCGGCTTTGATTTGATCTATTTCTTTTTGAATCTTTACTTTCCATTTCCTCATCAGATCTGAAATAAGTGATAAACTACCTCGAGCTAAAGGTGCCTGAGGAAGGTGTCTGTCTGGTACATCTTCTAATGTCAGCAAGATTCCTATCAAGCGCATGTGTAGATCATCTGCTTGGGCTAGTTGCCACTCAAGAGATTGTGCTGCTGTTTTACGACCTCTAAGTCGTCTTGTTGATTTGGCCATTGTTGTTCTCCACGTAATCCAGGATGTCAATCTTGTAATCTTCTGACAATCCCATTAAATCTATAAGGCGATGACACGCAAGTGTATTCTCGATCAAATACGACAACTTATCACCACCCTTGATTTGCCACTGCTTCTCAACATTACAAATGTCTGGACGGGTGGCATAAATGGTGCAACGATTGTCTTCACTCAGGTATGGGCAACTTATCGCTTGACAACATGCTCCACAACTACTACATAAAAACTTCATGATCTACCTCATAAGATGCTCACATTTTTTCATAAATTCGTGTAAACCACGAATTTATGGATTATAATAATAACATCACTTAAACAATAATAGGAGCCTTACTATTATGAAAAACAAAACAATAAAACAGATGCTACCTCTCCTGCCTGGAGACATGCTATACATCGATTCACTAATAACTGATGATGGGAAACCATTCATGGCTGTAGTGTTAACTTACGAAGCGAAACAGGGAACACGGCCATTTCCCGTTATTGATAGCCGATTCAAGCATAAGAATGCTGGAGATCAGTTATTCAGACATCGCAAAGTAATGGAACATCACATCAGTGCACTTCAAGGAGGCAATAAGATCACCATTAAGGAATGCATTTCAAAACTATCTCACATTACAGTTCATCGTGCTGATGAATCACTTAAACAACAATAGGAGCCTTACTATTATGAAAAATAAAATCAAATCATACATAAAAATAACAGACAAATACTGGAAAGACGGGAGTAATAATGAGCAGATCTGGATTGGTGAAGAAATAACCAAGAAGGGTAAATACTATTTTGTTGACCGCACTCATGATGACCTAGGCCAAGAACTAGGATACATTCACAGGTATCGGATCTCATGGGTCGTGGGTACTGACAAATCGTTTTGGTTTGTTGAATGGAAGTACTTAGAACCAGATGAAAGTTCAAATAAAGATCATTGGCGCGGTCAATACAGTGCAGTTCAAAAGCTTGAAACAGATTTGAAACCTATCATTCCTAGAAAGCAGAAGAAGAAGGTGTATGGTAATGCTGTGATCCAATGGGTTGATACAACACCGCCTTCTTACGACATCAAGAACACTCGGTTGGTTCAGTTTCATTACAAAAAAGATGGTTGTTATTACTTCAAAACCCCACCACTAGACATAGTTGGCTGGGAAAATAAGCAGTGGAGAATGAATGCAGATCATCAAGTTGAAATCAAAAGGTATGGCCATTGGTATCCATTGCACAAGAATAACTGGTATGCCAAGGTAGTTTCTGCAGAAATCTATTAGCTCTTTTCTGAGAGGGTGCATTTTTTCCGGGGGTGCATTACGTCTAGCTGATCTACCGACTCGACTTGAAGCATGATGGGGCCCCACCCCGCCCTC